GTTGTAGTCGTTCGCTTGGAAATATGTCATCTATGCTGCGGTGAGCGTCTGACCAGAAGTGAATGTTTGAATCGCCATAATGCTCCTATTGTAGTGCGTAAGTAGTTGAGTCGAGGGTTGACGTGTCCAAGATAAACGGTATCACCAACTGCACTTGGCCAAGCCCAACAGTCACTCGATGCGTGGACGGATTGATCGTATGCCGGATTGATTCCACCACCACATTCTGAGACACCGTTGCAGGAGTACCCACAGCAAAAGTCTTGGACACCGACAAAATATCGCCAATCTCCAAACCTGCCATCGTTGCCTGCTGTGCTGTAGTCAACGCATTCAACAACACCTCCATCTCCGAGAACCGAACCACAGGGTCTTGAAACCTAGACAACAACGACGCAGCCAACGCCGACCCAGCAGCATCCGTAGCCAACGGAACACCAGTCAACGCCAACGCCTTGATCCCATACTGCGCCTGACTAGCAGTACCAGACGCAACACTCGAAGCCGTACCACCATCAATCTGCACAGCCACACGATTCAACACCGTCTCAGCCCCATACACATTCGACAACGACTGAATCGGCAACCCAGCCGTACCACCAAACGAAGCCACAGCCGTACCAAACGACACCGCAATCCGAGCATCAAAGTTCACCAACCCAGAACGATCAACAAACAAACGCCCACCCTCAGCCGTAGCCACATCCTGCAACGCCGTCAACACATTCGTCGCATCGTCATACGCAACCGTTCCACACGTCGCAACCCCAGTCTCAATACTGCGCAACGCAGTCGAGAACGCTACCTCTGGACGATCCAAGATCGCTGACACACGAGCAGAAGTCAACTGGGATGATGGAGTGAATGCGGTCAATGCGGTCTGACCTAACTGACCGAGCGCATCCGTAGCCGTGATCGTTGCAGTTGACAGATTCGGTTCTGCATACTCCATGTTCAAGTCGTACACAAACCCTGTGAACATTGCTGTCGTTCCGGCTGTACCGCCATACACCTGGAACTGGCGACGAGGTGCAATACCAACAGTCCCACCCGAATACCACTCTGACGCTGTATTCAACGGATCAAAGTATCGAGCAGCTGCACGATCATCAGCAACAATCGTGCAACTCGACGAAGGGAACGTATCAAGTTGGGTGGCACGGCCACGATTGATATTGATGTTCGTCACATACTCGGTGATGTCCACAAAGTTCGTTGACCCATTCAACACATCAGTGCCATCAAGTTTGCTGGAATCCAATGTGAACGCATCAGCCAAAAACCCCACATCCAACAACACCTTGTATGTTGAACCCCACTTGGTTGCCTTAGCCATTAGAAGAACCCCGTGTTACTGCCATTCAACCTTCGATACCGATCCGACAAATTAGCCAACTCTTGGGCAACCTGATCTGGACTGGCAACCACACCGGCAGTCACCGTCACATTCTGAGTGAACCCACCAGACGGATTCGCTTTATATCCAGTCGAGTTACCAGTCACCGTCGCAGGAATAGAAGCAGCAACACCAGCCATCGGATTCGCAGCAACAACCTTTGGATACAACGCAGCAATCTTCCCAGCAGCATCAATCGCATCCTTCAAGTTCTTGAACGCCTCAGCCTCACGATCAATCGCCTCAGCCACAGCATCAGTCGCATCAGCCTGCTTCTGCTTCGCATCAGTCAACGCATCCGACAAAGTCTTATACACATCGGAACCAACCGAAGCACCAAAGATCGCATCATTCAACAAACCAGTCGCCTTAGTCAAACCATCAGTCGCCTCAGTCTGCCGATCAATCGCATCAGCACTCGACAACTTCGCCTCAGCCAACGCAATCTCAGCCTCACGAATCGCCTGTGGTGTTGATTCAGGATCAGCACGAACCTTCGCCAGATTCTTCTCAGCATCAGCAACAGCAAACACCGACTGCTCCACGTTGTACCCAGCACGTTCCAACCCACGCTGAGCCAACGCCAACTCCTTCGCAGCCTTCTTAGCCTGCGGAGAATCAGCACCATACCCAGCCACCGCAGCATTGAACGCAGCCTGCGCATCAGCCACACCCTGGTTCGCAGCCGTCAACGACTCACCAGCCTTCACCGAAGCCTTCTGCGCAGCAGTAAACGCCTTTGATGCAGAGTTGCTCGACTTCAACGCATCCGTATAAACCTTCAACTTCTCGGTAGCAGTCTTCACAGCCTTGGCCACACCACCGCCACCCCCACCACCAGCACCAGCAAGATCAGATGTCAAATCTTTCGCACCTTTTCCAAATCCTTGTTGAGCAAGAATCGCAGCAGGGATACCTTTGACAGCATAATTATTGACAGGAACCGCAATAGCATCAAACGACTTTCTAAGTTGATCAATGTTGACTGCTTCTCCAGTTAGACCTTTGATCGCATCTTCGGTTGCTTGCACAATCTTGAATGGATTCGTTGATTCAATCGCTGCTTTGGCAAGGTAAAAAACTTTGTACAACACGTTTGCTGCTTCACCGGCTGCAATCGTTATGACCTCAAAGACTTTGACCACCGATGTTCCAGCATTGCCAGATTCAAAGATCAACTGTTGAAATCCTGCAATCAACCCATTTTCGCTAATGACCGAAGTGACCCGTTGAATAGCAGGAGCAATTTTGACTGTGAAGAATGTAATCAATTTATCTAAATACGGGAGAAGGGCTGTACCAATCGTTTCAACAATCTCACCAAATTGCCCTTTGATAATTTTCAATTTGCCACCGAATGTGTTTGCAGCAGCATCCGCTGCACCACCAAATTGACCTTGCAAAGTTTCCAGCACCGCACCAAAGTCTTTTGACTTCTTCGTACTTTCATCCAAAGGAATACCAAGTTTGCCCAACGCCGTGAACTGACCAAGGCTCGCCTTGGCAACGGCCAAAGAAACTGATGCAAGGTCTTTGCCTGTAGCAGCAGATATATCTTGCGCAATAGTCAACAGGTCTTGAGACTTTCTCAAGTCTCCTGTGACACGAACCAAAGTTCCCATCGAGTCACGCAACTCTGTATCACTGGTTCCGGTACGAAGTTGAGTAACAGAGATATACCGTTCAACCGCATCAGTCAAACCTTGTTGTTCACCAAAGGTTCGTTTCAACTGTGCAGCCAACAACGCCTGTGACTTCTCATCTTCCATCGCAGCCTTCACCGCAAATCCGATACCAGTAGCAACAGCACCGAATGCCGCAGCACCAGCAATCGCAACAGTCTTGAACGACGGCAACAAACTAGTCACATCCGTCTTGAGGCCACCCATGCCATCGGAGACTTGTCTGATGCCCTTCTTGTATTGTTCAGCATCAGCAAGGAATCGAACTACGAATGTGCGAACGCCTGCCATGAGGCAATTCTAGATGACATCCTCACAAGCCGAGCGCAAGGCACGGAAGTCAGCCAACACCACAGACCACAACTCTTTACCTTCAAGACCGTCATACTTCGTGATCACTTGACCTGCATCCCACCACGCATCATTCATCTCAACACCGATGGTGCGTTTGCGTCGAGGCTGAGCAGACTGACGTGGTGACTTGGGTGTTGGGTTGCGAGCAGGTTCGTATTCAAAGTCGGTGTCAATGAATGCACCTGATTGTTCGTGAAACTCGAATGGTTGATCGGGTGCGTGTTGTGGGAGGTAGAAGATACGTGCAGCGTCTTTGGTTGCAGGGTCTCCTTGCAAGTTGAGTCGTTCGTGCAGCTCTTGCCATACGGCTCGCCACAGTCCTGCCGGTACACGCTCAGCCAACGGCAAGACCAGGTGATAGTGAGGATCGTCTAGTCGATGCGAGTAGGTGGAGTAGGCAAGATATTCAAACCCATCTAGGTTGGCGTTGGCAAATGATTCGCCGTCCATGTCAACCACCAACGCTTCAATGAACCTGACCGCAGTATTACCACGAGACCTACCTGGGTAATACTCAACAGGCGACCACAACGCACCAGCAGACTTGTCGGCATTCTCCTCATGGTGAAGCAATCGTTCTTTGAGGTCAACCCAATTCGTGGCGAACGGCTTCGGTTGAACAGACTTGACCGAATCAAAATAGACAACCATGAACGCCTCCCTACCTACAGGGTAGCGAAACCACAGCCAAAGTCAACGATCTTTCAAACCTTCTAGAACCTTGTCAATAGCGTCCAAATAGACCTTGGCAATGTTCTCCTTGTTCTTGCGCACGGTAGGCCAAAAGAAATATCCTGACTTCCCTCGATGCCTAAGAAACTGGGTAGTCCTGCCCCCACCCTTACGGTGCATCTCAGTCCCAGCCCGTGACTTAGCCCCAGCCACCGTCCTATTTGATGAGCCATGCTTACCGCCACCGAACTCAGCACCGAAGAACACATCACCTCTAGTCACCTTGGTTTTGCGAGTTCTGTTTGGTTTGGTTGTTGAAACGAATCCAGACTTCTCATTGAGTTTGATAGTTGGAATACGGTCACGTTGCGCTCGCATGCCCTTCATCACTTCTAACGCTTGACGATTACGAGTCACCGATGCAGCCTCAAAGGTTGCTGCAACGACAAGCAGTTCTGCTACGCCTTGACTGGCGATTCGTGCTTGTTTGTTGAAGTCAGGGTATGTCTTAGACAGATCACGAAGGAAGTCTGCTAGACCGTCAATCTGTACCGGAGCATTGATTGCATCGCTTGCGTTGAATGATCCTGCTCGACCTGCCATGATCCGATACTACTTGCCGAGATGAATGGCTCTCCATCGAAGGTACGCCAACATCGTGAACAGCATTCGTGGTTCTTCTGCCAGCAACACTGATGGTGCAATCCCTGTCTCGCAAGCGAGATATGAAATTACCCAGTGGGCTGACTTATCTCCAAAGGGACGATCACTGCGTCAGCACTGTCTCCCACTTCGAGTGCTTCAATCTCTTCGCACCATGATTCAAAGTCCAACCCTGTTTTCTTCAACCGTTTCTCTGCATGCCATCCAAGGTATGCAAGATCAGTCAAGGTCAGTTCGGCTTCAAACTTGGCGACACTGCGATTGTATTTATTTTCAAACGCAATGAAGTCAGGGAACGCAGCAATGATTGTGCGTTGCTTGCCATCTAATGCACTAGTCAAACTGAGTGCGATCTTCATTCTTTACCTCCGCAGGTAAGGGATTGGATTATTGAAACTATGCGTTAGTGCCAGTCTTGGTGATTGCACCAGAGATTGGATAGGTGATTGACACTGTGGCCAAATCACCAATGGCACCGTTCACAGGTGTCCACGAAGTAGGAAGAACACTGAATGCGTAACTTGGATTCGTTGACGATGCAGCAGCAGTTCCGTTTGGCTTCACTGTCATTGGTACAGCAGTACCAGCAGTGAACGCATCCCAGAACAGTTTCTCAATCGTTGGGTAGTCCTGTTGCAGTTCAACCGTGACCGAGTTGTCAATCATGCCTTGAATGCGAGTTGTCGCAGATGAACCCATTGCCGAGGTCACAACTTCAGCAGCTGTCGTTGACAACGTGATCGAGGTGACGTATGCGCTGATGTCGGTTGCAGCAGTACCGAAGGTCACTGCCACGTTTGTTAGAACTTGCTTTGCCATGATGTCTGCTCCTGCCTATCGGCGTTCGAGTTGATGTCTGCTCGGCTGAGCCGATGCGATAACACTACACGCCACAAGTATCCATCGGCAAGGGGTCACGCATACACCGTCACAACAAAATCAATCGCCAGATACGTTGCGTCATTCGCTTCAAGGGTTGAGATGTTATTGGCTGACTCAACAATCAAATCCTGCACAACCCCACCCAAAGTCCGATCCGACTCAATCGCAGCCCGAATCGAAGTAGCACCGGCATAGGACAGATACCCATCCAACAACGACTGTGCAGTGCGCTCAGCCGAACGACCAACCACCACAGACACCGTGAACTTATGAGTAATCAAACCCCCACCCATAGCTCCGTTGTACTGGATGCTGTCCAGCAACGGCCAAGCGAACGGAGTGTTCACATTGTCAGGCTGATAGGCGTAAGCCCTCAACCCTGACACGGTTGCCAGGTTCGCTGCTAATCCAGTTTTGATCTGGGAGACAGTAGTTGTAGAACTCATGCGAAGAGACGCATGCGACGGTACGGCTCGACGAGCTGTGCCACATCAGGATCAAGCGCACGACTCACCCTGATAGCAATGTCACCAAACCCTGCCACACCCAACGGACTGTCATATCGTTTGAACAAACGTGAAGCCTGAATGATCGTTGCCTGCGTAACCGGCTCAGGCACAGACGGCCAACCGAAGTTTGCTGTCACCTGAACCAACGCTTGCTCACCATAGTTTGCATTCACAGTTGGGAACAGATAATCACCCACAGCACGAATCTTGTCATACGACCAAGTGAGTCCATCAAGGTTCGCATTCAATGGTTCCAACTGATAATCAGTCACAGTCCAAGTCACATCAAAACCATTGCCAGGAAACGATGAAGTTTTCAATGTGATTGCTGTTCCAGATATGTCATCAATGTTGCAGTAGAACTCATTGTCTGCTTGATACACACGTGATGTCGCAGAACCAACAGCCCAAAACTTGCGGTTGCAATATCCATCAATCAAACGTGAAGCAGCACCAGCACAGTTGTCAATCAGGTCGTCATCAACTGTGTCAGCCGTACCGATACGGAGAGCAGCCTTGATCTGATTGCGTGTGGCATAGCCGTTGGTGATGGTCATAGTGATCCAATACTAGTTGAAGGTTCCCTGAGTTATACGCACAAACTCATCAACTTGAATCCCCATTATAGGCAACGAACTTTGATACAAATCAAACGCTGACCTCGCCTCATCACGTGCTAATGCCAAACCATCAAACCGATCAGTGATCCCAGCCAAACCAAAAGTTGCATCAGACATCAAACCAAGATTCCAATGCCCGTCATCAACTACCAACACAGGAGTCCCACACATAGCAGCCTCAGTATTCATGGCCGTATAAGGATCAAACGACAACAAATACTCAACCGACTTCAATAATTCAGCCACCTCGACCCTAGACGCAGGCCAAGAATGAGTGATCATCTGCGCCCCAACAGGAACCAAACTGTGATCAATAGAACCCTTCCCAGCCCACACAGCAACACCGCTACGAACACGACCATCAAAACAAAATAGGTCGGTCTCAATAAACGGAACATTCAACACTGGATAGCCACCAATGGAAGACATCCACACAAACTTCATATCTGGGCGATCAGCAAAGTTCAACAACCAACGAACAACCCTGTCACTACCTGAAGGATTCCCAATCGTAATCTCAGGAAACACATGAATCGCTTCAGCCTGTTCAGCAATAGACAATGAAGATGAATCAGGAACATCAAATGGATTGCCTGCATACGCACCATGAGTCATGTGCATCACCGCATTGAAACCACGCTGACGCAACTCATCACCCAAAACATGCAGCACCCGAATACCACCAGAGACATGTCGCCATTCAGGAGACCAAATCATGTACGGTCTGTCCATCAATCCCAACCAAGTTTTCGTCGTCGATCCAAATCCCAAGTCCCTGCGTCAGGTATTCCTGACCGCCAACGCATATCGTGGAGATTGCTGTTGTCTGCGAAACTGCGCTGGTTCTTCTCCCCAAACATAGGATTCGCTTTGAGCGTTGACGAATTGTCATGCCCCACCGAAACATCTGAAACGATGACAGGAATGTTGAATGCTTTCGCACGTTGCTCATAGTCGTTGTCCTCAAAATATGCAGGAACATAACACTCTGAGAACAGACCAATCTTGCTGACAACACCCTGCCCAATCCAAACACATGACCAACTCCGTTCCGTCTTGACAACAACATCGTCAACACAATCAGCAAAGAACTTCTCTAATTGACCTGGTTCAAAGTATGCGTCCGAGTTCAACAACAACCATCCCTCCGCATGAGGTGTCGCCTTGATACCAAGATTCCAAGATGGTGCCACACCAAGGTTCGTTGGCATACGCCACAAATACCAGTTCTGAATATGTTGCCAAGGCGCAGTCCAAGCCAGCATGTCAGGGTCATAACCATCACCATTGTCAATGATGATGAGCCGTTCAACAGGGTAATCAATCGAGCGGATCGCTCGTTCCATCAAGTCATATCGGTTTAGGACTGGGATGATGATGACCGGCACCATTCAGACAATCCCTTCATCACAGGCTTCCAATAAGCCTCATACACAGCATCAGCCTGATATGCCTTAGCAAAGTCCACAGCCACCTGATCCACGCCTCTAGGAGCGTTGTACGCCTCTCTCAAGGCATCCACGATGCTAGGTATCTGAGGTGTGCAGAACCATGCCCGTTGAGCTGCATCCCAGAACGGTTGCACCTCAACCTTCCAACCCGAACCAACCAACTCAGGTTGAGCCGTATAGTCAGACACAATCACAGGAACACCACAAGCCTGAGCCTCGATCACAGCCAACCCAAACCCTTCACCCATAGAACAAGCAAGCAACACATCAGCACTTGAATACATTGCAGCCAACATCCCTTGAGGGAACCCAGCCCGATACGCATACTGATCAACAAACTTGTACTGCTCAGATTCCAGACCTGACGCTTCCATCAATGCAGGCAAATTGATTCCACCCTGCGCACCATCACGTTCCGTGTGAAGAAACAACACTGCATCAGGATGCGTCTTAGCAAACACAGCAAACGCCAACACATTCTCAGCGAACGACTTACGAGAAGGATTCGTGCCTTTGTTGGCTGCGTTCATCATCACAACAAACTTGTCTTCAGGGATGTCCATAATCTCTCGACCTGTCACCTGTGTTTGACCGTTCGTGTATGTTCTGCCAGGTTTGAATGTTGACTCAATAGCGTGAGGCACATACAAGTTCTCAATGTTTGCCTGATCCAACATTGATGCACCAAACTTTGACATCGCAATCGGTTTCACATTAGGTCGAGCGCACCAAGCCAACACATCAGGTGGACAAGGAGAATGATCAATCGGAACCCAAGAAGCAATGTTCGGACACAGATCAAAAGACTTTGACTGCAACACCCAGACATCAAACAATGTCATCAAGATCGGTGGCAAGTTCTTATTGCCGTTTGCCCAATCCATCCAATGCGCAACAGTGATGTCATCCGAATATGGTGCAGAACCCCTTGGATATATTTTGATTCCATTCCACATTGATGTTGACCCTTCAAGGCCATACATTGCGTGGATTGCTACTTCGTGACCTTCTTTGATGAACCTTGGGATGACTTGCGCCGTTTGCTGACCGTATCCACTGTTGGTGAAGGGGGCGTTGGAATACCAGAGGATTCGTAACGAGTCTCTATTGGCAAGTCTGCTACTTCCAAGTATTGTGCCACGCCCATTCGGACTAACAACTGCGCTTCCTGGGGTGGTAGTTCTACCGGTGTGCCTCGGACTAGTACGAGCATCTTTCACTTCCTTCTCCTTCGCAGATCGCAGGGGGAATAGAAATAGGGTCGGTACGCCCTGCGTGTTCGTACCGACCCTAAGCCTAGGGGAATTATGGGATGTAAGGGAACAAGCCCCTCAGCCTTATGGCTGGAGGAGATGCTTGACGTGTGATGTTTGTGGCAAGTTGCCGTCAACACGGAATGTGCAACGGAACGTACGGAGGTCTGCGTTGAATGCGTAGTCATCCGAAACATCAATCCTGATTCCACCAACTTGTCGCACGTAGTACGAAGGAAGGTGTCCAACGATGACGCTCTTGCTGGTTGTAGCAAGATCGGCCATTGATGGGTTCTCAAAGATTTGACGACCCAACAATGTGTCTGGAACATCAACAGCCAACGATGGGCTGAAGAGGTAGATGCCGTCGGTGGACTTGATCGAGCGCACTGCGCCGATTGTCTTTCCGTTCATCATCCAACCAACACCTGGCAAGTTACGAGCTGCGCCATCAAGGCTGTAGTACAGGTTGATGAGGTCGTTTCCTGCGAGGACTGCTGTGCCTGCTGCGGTACCGCCAACAGCTGATGCTGTGACGATGCCCTTTGGCTGGTTGGTTCCTGTACCTGTGGTCAATGCTGCACCAACACGGTAGCCAAGTTCGGCTCCAGCCTGGTTTGCAATGAACGACAAGATGTCCACGCCTGCGTCTTCGATCATCTCACGGGAGACCTGTACAAGGAACGAGTACTTGTATGCACCGAGAGTGATGAAGCTGTTGAAGATTGGATCGGATTCTGCGATTGCAGTTGATTCGCCAACGATTGCTGCCGTTGAATACTGCGCTTGCGATGGAATCTGCAAGTTCTCGCCACCATTGGTGTTCAACACCGTTGATGTTTGAAGAACTGGAGCTGCCAAACGGGCAAGTGTGATCACTTGATCGTAGAACGATGTTGGGACTGGTGAACCAGTTGAGGACTTGAGAACGTCACGCTTCTCGAACGATGCGCTGCGAATCTCGCCCTTAGCCAATGAACGCATGATTTGTGCGTCATCAACTACTGGAGTTGGAACCGAGTTGTTTGGACGGACTTGATCAGCAATCTCACGAGTTGCTGCATCCATGCGAAGTTCACGGGCTTCATCTTCACGAAGCTTCTTGATGGTCAATGCTCGCTCATCAAGTTCTTTGTTGATGCGATCATAGGTTTGTGTTTCTTCGGCGGTGAGGTCACGCTTCTCTGCTGAGGCTTTGTCCAAGATTGACTTGGCTTCGTCCCATGCACGTTGACGGACTTCAACTTGACGGTCTAGGTATTCTTTCATGGTTTTTTCTGCTTTCAATAGTTGATGAATTGGGGATACGCAGGGAGGTACTACTTCTCAACCTGATGCGGCTCCGCAATCAGCAACATCGCAGCGGCTCCGCTAATCGATGCAGTGATGAAATGCTAGATAATTTTATTCAACAAGTCAAGGTGCTTGGCCATGATGCCAACGGATGCTGGTGCAACCTGTGGTGCCGGCTCAAGTTTGGCAACAGTTTCACGAAGCAACATCGCATGATCTTGTGACAAGGTTTGACCTGCTTCAAGGTTCGTGATTGCAGCAGCAAGATGATCTGCGTCCAATCCGGTACGAACAGCAAGAGCATCAAATGATCTGACTGAGGCAGATGTTGCTTGATAGGCAGGGAATCCTGTGACAACGCTGACCTCATAAAGTTTGATCTGTCGAAGCTCACGAGACATGCCATCTTCCGACCAGACATCTCCACCAGAAGGAACTGAGAACCCGAACGACATTGAGGACACATCGCCACGTTTCATCAATACCGACAAGTCACGACCAACACTGGTGTCAGGTAGCGAAGCGTCAACCAATAATCCTTTAGAATCTTCTGACAGTCGCAATGTTTTGGCACGGCTGGTGGCGAGAAGCATGCTCGAATCGTGGTTCATATACATGCGCACGTTGTTGCGTGACTTCAAACTTTTGGCGAATGCACCAGGAGCAATGCGTTCAATGAACGGTAGTGGTTCTGATGGTGAGTTGAATACTGCTGCATACCCTGTGAATGACATGCCATCGCCTTTTGGATCGGCACGAAGTTCAAAGTCGTTTGAAGTAATGCGACGGGTTTCAACCTTTTCTTCCATGTGAATATCGTACCAAACTTGTTGATTAGATGTCTGCGAGCAGATTGAGTCGTCGTCGATGTATGTTCAATGGAACCGAACGACTTTGGATGAGGTCTGTTGGAATGATCCAGAACTTGCACAATGCTTCTGGAAGGATGACTCCTGATACGAGTTCGCATCCTTGCGCACCGTTGTAGAATGCACAATTAGCGCACATCAATCCTTCCGCTTTGAATGGGTTGTCTGTGAAGTAATGCGCACCATCGCCACCTGATGTTTGATCAAATTGACCGAATGTTTCTGCGATGTCTTCAAGTTCGGAATAGAGAGCTTGCTGATGAGCCGTCCACATAAAGTTTTCGTTCAGGTCACGCCGTTCCATATCTGCCACAATAGTGCCTCTTGCATTGCCTGTGTTGTCAGTTTTGATTGCTTCAGCCTTTGAAGCAAACCAATTCATCGCAGGTTCAGGGTCTAATGGGTTGATGCCCCACAGATAGAACGCAACTGCACCGGCACCAGGGAACTCTTTGTCATCAGGGTTTGAGTTCTTTGTTGCGTCCAAGTCCACAAGATGTCTTGCACCCCAAGCGTTCGCTCGAATGACCTTATCTTCACTGATATTGCCTCTGGCCATATCTCTCGCTTCACGGACAGTGCGATCAACCAACCCATCACCAGCCAAACCTTGACCGTAATAGTCCAAACCTTTTCGTGCAGCCGAACGAATATATGCAGGCACATCCAAAGACACTTGACGAATAGAGGGCATGTCACCTGTCTTGATTGTTTTCGGGTCTAAAGTTGCGATCCCTAATGAGGCGTAGGCACGTCGAGCAGCAGGATCATTGTCAATCGCCAACTTGACAGGGTTCTCTTCAAGGATGTCAGCAGCAGTTTGCTTCTTGTATTCGGGTGTTGAAACGCTCATATCCTCATTGAATTGGATGTCATTGAATTGAACACCAGCATCAGCCAACTCTTGCATCGTTTTCTCTTGATCTGATTCTGGGCGACCTGTCACAATGTAGATGTAGTAATCGGGATATAACGAGTTCACATAATCCACATTCTTTTGGATACCTGAACCACCAGCAATCAGCGTTCCATCAATGTCAACAATGATGACTTCATCGGATTGAGAGTTGCGTTCTCCACCAGGAGACATATCTTCAGCCAATGACACAGCAACCATCTGATCAACTGCATCTTGTTTTGTTTGATGGCAACCGATAACAGTTCCATCTTCCTTGATGGTTGCCCAACCTGCGCAGCTCTCCGCTTTGTCTGTAATGAAATAAGGCATCAGACCAACAACAATACTTCAGCATCATCATCAAGCGTGGAGAACGTGATTGACCCCAACGCTAGACAGTCAACCCCACCAAGCCTTGACATACCTTGAGCAACAATGATTGCTGGTTCAGGAATGACTTCAATCTGTATCGGTATCTCAACAGGTTTGACCTGCTTCTTCAATGGCTTTTGTCGATACGGTTGCTGATAGCCAACGCCATCGTCAACAGGTGGCGGTTCAGGTGGAGTTGATTGTGCTGTGGCCGAACCAACAACATTGCCTAGATCAGAATCAAACCTTGCGCTCTTGATGTCACGTGACGTGGCAGAAGCATCCAAGCCACCCAGATCAGCGTTCGCTGACACAGACTTCTTCGCTTTGGCTTGAGCTGACGCATCCAACCCACCCAAGCCGATAGTGCCAACAGCAGGCACCACAACGGTTGCTGTGGCCGTATTAGTACCAGCACCCAACGATGAGGATGCTGATGCAGAATGTTTGACTGTTGCTGATGCTGTAGCACTTGTGCCACCGAGCGACGATGCACCTGTGGCAACAGTAAGGAATTGACCGCCATCAAGAACTGCTGCGCCATCAAGAGTTGAGGTGTCAAGAAGAAACGCTGCACCACCATCAAGACCGAAGCCTGCGTTGTCGAGTGTGGTTGAGTCAAGGACGAACCGTTGAACGGCCATCACAAACCTACGATGCGAGCGTCAAAGAGACGGTGAGATTGCCTGAACTGATCGTGTATGTATCACCAGCCGTGTACGGGTTCGCAGTGATTGTGCCAGAGAACAAGAAGTTCCCTGCTGTCAACGCATCCCAAACCGTGAAGTGAGTTGCATCTTCAGACCCTGCGATATTAGTCCAACTAATATCTGCATCAGAAGCCAATGCGCCTGAAGCAGAAGCACCAAACGAAATTGACTTACGTGTTGTTTCTACAGCAGGGTTCGCTGTACCAGCAGCACCAGGATCACCGACATGCAACTTCACATACGGCATCGTTACCGAGAACGATGTGGCATTCCCCAACGCATTCATCCAAGCATTACCCAAGTATGCGCCAATTCCGTGTGCCATTAGTCTTCAACCCTTTCAGTAATCGTCAAAATACGTCCATCAGCGTCACGCTCAACCGTGCGGATCGTTGGCTTTGACTCTGGGATATTGACACGAACCACAGTCTCAGGAACATTGATGATCGGTGCAGGAACATTCACAGCCGGAGGCGTATAGTTCACCACCACTTCAGGCATATTGATACTCATATCCTGCGACTTCACCTCATACACCGAAGCAGGATCAGCAGGATTGATTGTTGACAACGCCTGCAACTGTGTCGAAGGAACACCAGTGTGCGCAATCTTTGGCAACTCCAACGCCTTCATCACCTCAGCAGGATCAAACCCTGACAGAATTAGACGCTGAGCGATAACAGACTTACGATCCAACTCAGACAGATTCGCAGCAGCAATATCCACGTTTGCCAAAGGCACCCGATACACATCCCCACCCTCAGTCGGAGCCATGTCCTCGATGCGGTGGATGTCGTTGATTGACAAGAACCCTGATTGCAGACCTGTGGAGAACGCTGCATATCGTGAGGCTTGGTCGCCTCGTAGCAGACCGTCCACGTTGAACTTCAAGAATGCTCGACTGTCCAACAACTTCTGGTATCCATCTTCAATCTTGGAGATGTATGGACGCAGTGTGTGTTGAACGAAGTGGATGCCGTTCTGTTCAACTGACGCATACGACATCGCTCCAGCTGTTGTGACACCGAGCATTGATGGTGGGCATCGGAAGATGCGACCAATCTCTTCGATGGCAAATCGGCGTGATTCTAAGAATTGTGCAGAGTCGTTGTCAACGGTTGTTTTGGTGAACTTCGCTCCACCGAACAAGATGCCTGGACGATGTGACCGGCGCAAACCTTTGTGACCTTCTTCAAATCCGTTGACTAAATCTTTGGCTTGCTCACGTGTCAGGTTGCCTGGGAACTCGATGATGCCTGATGCCGATGAGCCTTGACCGAAGAATCGTGCAGCGAACTCTTCTAATGCTTTGGCAAGACCGAGGTTCTCTTTGATGAGGTCAATCTTGGAACGGCCACGCATCTCACCTGGCAAACGCATCTCGGTGATGTGAATCATGTCTTCGGATTGGATGATGTCACGTTGTTCGTAGATGAAGATTGGTCGGCGAGTCTCACGATCACGGGAGCATTCAACACGCTCAGGATTCAACACGACCAGCGCAGCAACACCTTGATCGTCACGCACAATACGAGTGAACGAGTTGCCGTTCAACAGCAACGACACCAACACTTGTTGGAAGTGTTCGGTACGGGTGACACCGGACTCTGGCATGTCAAGCCACAATGGTCGAGGACGATACGCTTTGCGTTCTGCTCCTACACGAATGTAAGTATCAACAGGCAAAGTTGAAATTGAATCGGAGATGAGTCGCACACATGCGTACACCGCTTCAATTTTGAGTGAATCTATTTGTGTGACTACCGTTCCAGCGTTCGTGGTCATTGAGTAGCCGTCGCCCAATGCAAACAATGATTGGAATGAGACTGCTCGTTCCTCGATGCCTTGGTTCAGAAGTCGTGACAACATTTACTTTTTGACCTTCCTCTGCCCACGCTCATAAGCGAATGCGAACAATAGAACTATGAACCCGATGCAAATCAGGCCGATGGGTACCGACAACAAGAATACCCCAAATCCGATAAGTGAAACAGCGAGAAGTTCTAGCAGGAAGATTGTCATGTTCCTAGACTACAAAGAAACCAGGTACGGGTGCGACTTCCTGTTTGGATGTTGCTCGATCTGATGCGATGGCCAACGCAATCGCAGCGTCAATCTTGCGCTTTGACTTACCTTTGGAGAGTCGCCAACCTGACTCGGTTTGTCGTTGCGCAGCCGACATGATCTGATCAGCAAACATCGGATCACCATCGTGAGCGATGACCTGATTGACAATCAGTTCATACAAGTTGCCACACGCTGGGATCATTCGTGCAGCCGACTGAGGGAACTCCACCATCACATGATTCTCCGATAACACTTCAGCCGAACGCTGGAAGAACGCAGGGTCATAAGCATTCTCAACCACGTTGTATTGGCTGTTGATGTCACGAATGTGTTGCTCAACAGCAGACACATCCATTGCGTTAGCGTCAGGATGCCAAATCTTTGCACGAACAACCACACGCCCATCTTGCGGTTGAGCAACAACCACCGCTATCGAGTCATGCTTCAACGCCATATCCACCCCAACGAACGTGGGTAGATCGGTTTGAAGTTCCATATCTGACCGGCACAACTCCCACGCCCCAGCAGGCAACCACGACTCACCATCAGTTCTCACCCACTGATTCAACCTGTATCTGCGAAACGCAACCTCAGCCGTCTGATTCATAGACACTTCCATATCCTCGATGTCAAGTAAACCTTCAGCAAGGTTTGGATTCGCAGCAGCCCAACCATCACGATCCGATATTGCACAACCCTCTGGTGCTTCCCACCAGAAGAAACCGAACCGCTCATCGTCCTGATCGCCTGCGATGACACGCTTGCCGTAGTTGTACAGTCGGCCACACAACGAATCAGGATCAAACCCTGCTGTGGTGATACCAACGATCATCGGGTCTTTTCTTGCACCTGAAGACAACGTGAGCGCATTCCACAAATCCTCATTCGGCTGCACGTGAACCTCATCAAAAATCACACACGATGCATTTAGACCTTGTTGAAGTTTTGCGTCAGCAGATAACACCCGATAGATCGCACCGGTAGAAGGCACCTCCACCACATCCCGATACACCTTACAAATACCAGACAACGCAGACGACTGACTGATCTGCCACTTCGCCTCATTGAACACAATCCGTGCCTGCATCCTGTCACCAGCAGCCGAATACACCTCAGCCCCAGGCTCACCCTCAATCAACCCATACAACGCAACTACCGAACCGAGAAGCGACTTACCATTCTTCCGAGCCAACCCAATCAAACTCCGACGATACCGAAGCAACCCATCCTCACGACGCTCATACAACGAACCCAACAAACCCTTCTGCCAACCCGTCAACCTCAACCCCTCCCCAGCCCGAACACCCTTGCTTACGTGCAGGAATGTCTCAGCGAAGTCGGTGACTAGATCGCCATCAGAAGTCCGATACAACCTCGGTGTATGCCAAGTCGGATCGCCTCGCTTGCTTACGTTCACGGAATTGTTCAAGTTCATTCTGGATCTTCACCTCCACGAAGCCAAGTCTTGCTCGATCAACAGGAGTGAAACCAAGCAGGGACAAACAATCTAGCACCTGAGAATCCAACGCACGAAGCGCAGTACGATCACGCCAATCACCCTCACGCAAGACTTTCACACGCAACGCAGCTCGCTCATCAATCTGCTCAGACACAATCTGCAACAACTCGACATCCATCTGGGGACTTATCCAAGTGAACCCCACATTCCAAACACGATCCCAGAACATACGGCCAGCAGAACCCAAAGGACGATGCGGTTCAGGAGGAACAGGTGACGTGGGAATAGCAATCACCACATCAGGCAACGGACGACGACCAGGATTACCAGCACGACGCTTCTGCTCCACAGGCTTAGGAGGACGACCAACAGGTTTAGGCATTGAGGAAGTCGTGAACCTTCCCAGACGATTCCAACACCGGCAAAATACCTGTGTGCTTCTGATATCGAGCGCAAATCACATCAACATAATGTGGGTCTAGTTCCATCAGGTAGGCAACACGGTTGGTTTCCCCTGCAGCGATCAGTGTGCTACCAGAACCACCGAACAGATCAAGCACAATTCCATCACAGTCAAGATATTTAATTGCAAATGCCATTACTTCAACTGGTTTCTGAGTTGGATGCACACTATCCCTAAGCGCATTACGGTTCACAGTTATTGAACGCAATGGTTTGTTCTCTGTAGTCCAAGCCAGTTCACCATCGCTCATTGTCAATCCGTCTTGACCTTTGTTCCAATAAATCCATCCTCTTGTTGCAGGAAGCAAATCAGCAAAGTAATTGCCACCCCAGATAACAGTTGGAATGTTTAGTTCTAAAATCAGATTGAATGTTGTTGCATCAGGTCTTGAGATGTCCCATCCTCTGAACTCATGTGCTTTGCGATTGTGTTTTGGGTTTGTTGCAATACTTTTCTTTTGACCGTCAATCCCTATTCCATAAGGTGGATCGGTAACAAGACAACTTGGTTTTGTGACACACAACTTGTTCATATCACTTGACTTAGTGCTATCACCACACATAACTCTGTGTTCACCAAGCAGCCATACATCACCTGCGTTAGTTATTGACGGGGCTTTGTCAGGCACATCATCAACATCAGTTGGCAACTCAATCTGCTCAACACGATCCAACAATTCCTTCACAGCCTTATCATCCCAACCCGATGACTCCAGCAGACCAGGGTTCAACGAACCAACATCGTTGATCAGATCAGCCAACGCCTCCTCGTCATAGTCACCCAACTCGGCTGTCCGATTATCGGCCAACGCAAACGCCTTCGACGTGACCTCATCATCATCAACCCACACCACAGCAATCTCATCCCAACCCAACGCCTGCGCAGCCTGCAACGTGTGGTTGCCTGCGATAACAACACTGTCAGACCGGCGCACCACAATCGGCTTACGTTGCCCGAATGCTTCAAGGCTGCGCTTCACCGCCTCGATGTCGCCACGTCTGGGGTTGCCAGGTAGTAGATGAAGTTCGGTGATTGGGTGGGCAAGATTCTGCAGGTCATTTTGGATCATGGGAAACACCCTAGTTTCGCGAAGGCGCATCTCGCGC